AAATAGTTCGACCCAAGGTGCTCAGCCCTGATGCTGCCCTTTGAGCCACGGCGATCCTTCTTGCCTTGCATCAGGCACATCACATCTCCAAAGAAAAGGGCGTTACCGTTGACGCCCTGCACTTGCTTGAGATGTTTCTTTAGTAAGTCCCGCCTGCATTTTGGGTTGTCAAGGTGTATATCAGACGCCAGCAAAAAGGTATGGGGTTCAGTCTTGCCAATGGGAATACGTATCTCTAGCAACTCCGGCGAGCGGCGTACAAGCCTTGGCGGGGAGTCGGTCACGGGTCAGGAAAGCGAGTGCTTGCAACAGTTTTCCCGTGTTTTGCATCAATGATGACAATTCGTGAACAGCTCAACTATCTGGAAATCCCGGATGATTCAGCTACCGAGGAATCCTCGGCAACTCAACCATCAAGGAATCCTTGACAGTTCAGCTCCTCTGCAACATCCCCGCACCAACCCCACCACGGGCCATGCGCTGAACGTTCAGAGTGGTGGCAATCCTGCTGATCAGCAGTTCAATCCGCTCGTCGCGCTGCCCCTGTGCTGAGGCCCTGGCGCCACTGCCGAAGCGATAGCGGGCCTTCAACAGGCTGGTATCCCAGCTCAGCTTGCCGGCCTGGCTGAGCTGCGCATCGCGATTGGGAGACGTGCCAGGGATGGGGCCCTCGTATTCCTCGGCGTTGCCCAGGTGCGCCGTGCCGCTGTCCACCTCATCGGCCTGGGTTTCTTCCAAGGTGGCGATCTCATCCACCCACCCCTGGACTTGCGTGACGCTCGCGGGGGAAAGCTTGGCGACGGTGTTCATCTGCTGGATCAGCTCCGTCAGGCTGCCATCGCTGGCGGGCCAGCCAATGTGCATCCGGATCAGGGCTAGATCGTTGACCGTGGCGCTGCCGCTGTTGGGCCGCCAGAGAACGTTCAGGGTTGGCAGGGTCATGAGGCCGCCTCAGGTTGCTGGAGGCCCACCCGAGCGCCGTGGAGGGAGCCCAGCCAGAAGCGCTCCTGCGGGGTCAGGTTGCGGCAGAGCTGGCGCAGGATAAATTCCCCCTCGCGGTCATCACATTCCTGGCTGATCATCCTGAGGCCCTGGCAGGCACCCACGGAATCGCGCAGGAGCACACACACGGCGAGGGCTTGCAGCAGGCGAAGGGTGGGGGAGCGTGTGGGCATAGGTGGGGCAGGCCTGACCCAGTTTTCCCGTCCTGATCAGGATACGGGTTACAGCATGTGAACTGTCTGGGGTGGGATGGGGTGGGACGTTACGCAGTGGCTAAGATCGTGTGCATGGGGGAGGGAGCACCCTCCTCACGGGGTTTAACCCCTGGCCCGCCCGGAGCCTGCCAAGTAGTCGGCAATCCGGGCATATAAACCAGCACTTTGGCAATGAATCACACCGCACAAGCGCTCATGGCGCTGGCCCTGCTCCGCTCGCTCCCTAACTGGGAGCGAATCTCTGAGATCTACGGAGACATCGACGAGCACCTCACGGACCTGGCCGGTGATCTCGCCAACTACCCATGGGAGGAACTGGAACGCGATTAATCACGGCTCGCCGGGAGCCCATCCCGGTAACCCCATTTCATTGCCCTAATGACCGACCCCCTAACCCTCGAACGCGAAGCCGCCGCCCGCCGCGCCCATGACCTCGACCGCTGGCAGCGAGAGGCAGAGCAACGGGTCTGGCGTCGCGCCTATCGCGTCACCACAACCCTCAGAACCATCACCGTGATGGCCCGCACCAAAAATGATGCCATCCGCTCTGGCCTAGAGCTGGCTGGCCCTGGTGCTCAACTGCTGTCTTGCCTGCAGGAAGGGGAATGGTGACACCTTGGAACACCACTACCCCACCCTGCGAAGCTGACGCCGACAGCAACGGCAATGTTGTTGTTGCTGTCTACGAAATCAAAAACTTCCAGGGCCCGTACAAGCTGGAGCTGCACCCCTGGCAGCACATTGCGGCCCTCTATGGCTGGGGGCCGAAGGTGCCTTGGTTGGTGGTGGGGGATGCCTGACCCCTCATCCGAACGCCAGCGCCGCTACAGGCTGCGCCGTGCTGGCCTGCTGCCGCCTGCGGTGCGCCCTCAGTGCCAAGCCTGCGGGAAGGTGCATCGTGGTGCCCATGGCGCCCTGTGCGCAGCCTGCTGGCGGATGCTGACGCCTGAGGGCAGGGGGGATCGGGCGAGGAGGAGTCGGGAGGCTCAGGGGAGGAGGAAGGGGAGAACTCACTTAGCTTGAGGATGGCCGGGCAGGACCCCGAATACAAGACCCGCAAGGGGAATAAGGGGCGGGGTGGAGAGTTGCTTTGGGCTCTCCTGAAACTCCATCGGAGGCCCGGCTTAAACATGGTTGACAAATATGCGCAGACTCGCCCTATGATTGGGATACCTCGGCAGCGATGCCGGGACACAAAGCGCCCCGCCCCGAGCGGGAATCATTATGAAAAACGCGCACAGCGGCCCTGCCCTGTTGTCTGCTGGCATTGAGGCCAGAGCCTGGAATGGTTGCGCAATTCAGCGGCGTCAATCCGATGGATTCGTCAATGCCACGGCCATGTGCCGGGCCGGTGGGAAGCGGTGGACCCTCTATTCCGCCAACGATCGGACACGCCAGTACATCTGCGCCCTTGCCGGGAGCTTGGGTCTCCAGATCCCTTGCGCCGCAGCCGAGGTCGGATTTCCGACTTCGGGAATCCCCGGCCTGATCCAGGTCATCAAAGGCGGCCAGCCCGATCTTCAGGGCACCTGGATTCACCCCCGCCTTGCGGTTGACCTGGCCCGCTGGATCTCCCCATCGTTCGCGGTGTGGATGGATGGCTGGTTCCTGGAGGCCCTCGGCGTCCTTTCGCCCTTGCCCACCCCAGCCCCTGCCGTCAGGAGCAAACCGGCCCCCACGCCCCAGTCAATGAGTGATCAGCAGCTGCAGAGCACCTCCAGCCTCCTGCCTTCACTTCTCTGCCAAAGGCGGCAGGGTGATTTCATGGCCAACGATCTGATCCGCTCCTTCGCGAGCCACCTGCTGTTGAGCTGCGACCAAGCGCCCATGGGTGATGAGCTTGCCGATTCGATGGTGGATTGGCACCTGGCGCTTCGCCGGAGAACCGGCCCGGCATGGGAGCAGGCGATGATCACCACCGGGCAGACGGTGCATCAGGCAAAGAGAAGGCAAAGGGCAAGGCTTGTGGCTGGCTGATAATTGAACCGATAGAGCCCAGGCCCCTGCTTCTGCACGCCTGGGCCATCAAATAATCGTCTTTGTCTGCTCCTGCGGCTCCACAACCCTCTTCGACGGCGGCACCCACCCCCACCAGCCCAGCCATTGCCTCAGCGCATCCCCTGAGGGCGTACCTGCCGGGAGCTTTGATTCTTGCCGCACTTTATCAGGCCCCTCCACATAGCGGCTCATCCCATCGCGATAGATCAGCCACTGACCTGATGGGGTGATCGCAGCCCTGAACTTCCCAGGCCCCTCGAAAGACCTTGGGCGGCCCTCCTCGGCGGGGGTGATGTCCAGGGCCCTGAGCACCGTGGCCACGGTCGCGTCGTAGGGGATCACTGAGAACTGCTTCCAGGATGGGGCGCTCATGCGACTGGCTCCGGTGCCCGCTCCATCCCTGGATACTGCCGCCGCTCGGAGGGGGAGGGCTTGAGGATGGCTTCCTCAAGGATCTTTGACGCCTTGCCAAATTCCATGGGGATCAGCTTGCCATCCACCTTTTTTCCTTTGCCTTCTGCGAACTGGTTCAGCATGGTTGCTCTTGCGTTATCCCAATAGTCCTGGCGTAAAAGTTGCCTCCGAAACTCAGGATCTTTCTCCTCTACAGCATCTGCAGAAACGGGAGACAGGGCACACCTGCAACGCGGATGAAGAGTTCCCACCATTTCGTCCAGCCGATATATCTTACCGTGCCTGGAAGCGCAGACGGCGCAAGTCCTTTCGTCCTTGGTTGCAATCCATCTCCCGTAGGTGTAACCGTTCCTCGCTGCTGCTGCCTTCTGCGCCCCAACGTAGGCATTAGCCAGCTCAGAGCGTGCGATCAGTTCAGCCCTTTGCTTGAGGCCCATCTTCGCATTGAGGCCATCAGGATCCCTGGCACCCTGCAGCGCGATGCGGATGTCTTTTTCCAGTGCCCTAGGGCCCTTCCCCCTGCCGATGCCATCGGTGACGATCCTGGCGATGTTGTCGCGGAAGCTTTCGACCTCGCCTCGGATGTAGGCGCTTGCGGTCTTTGCTGCAGCCTCTACAGCAGCCCTGGAAGCCCCCACGAAAGGAGCACGAGCTTTTGCTTGGGGATCCACCTCCTGCGCCAGCTCCTGCCCCAGCTCGCCACCTAGGGCCACAGCGTCGGTGAAATCTTGAATGAACCGTTGCTGCAGGATCTTCAGCTGCTCTTCAGGGAAGAAGTCCTGGCTGATCCGCATCAGCTCCTTGAATTTGGCGCTGCTGTCCGCGATCGAATAGCTGCCAGGCCTACGGGTCACACCATCGGCGCTCTTGGTGGCAGGTAGCTCGGGGTCAATGAACTGCCCATAGAACTTGCGGAGCTGCTTCATGGTGCGCAGCATGGATCTGGCCAGGGCCCTGGTGGTGTTCTCTGTGGCCCTGCTGGCGATGCTGTCGAGGGCTTCGGCGTAGTCGTCGGCTAGTTGGAGTTCGGAGGGCATGGGCGCTTACTTCTTCTTCGCCGGAAGCTGCCCGGTAGCAATCAGGATCCTGCGGGCGATCGGGTCAAGGAACCTGTTGCGCTTGACCTTCACCTGAGGCGCGGCGGCTTTCTTGGCCCTCCTCTCAGCCAGTGCGCCAGGCTTGAGGCCCTTGGGCTTGCCCACGGTGCCCTTCTTGCCGCCGATGTCGAGCGCCTTGGTGGATTCCTTCTTGGCTGCCTTGAGTGCCTTCTTAGAGCGTGTCACCACCCCTTTTTGAGCACTGCGCGACTTGCTGCCCTTGATCGAATCATCAGCGGGATCCTTGGCCGCGAGCTTGGCCTTGGCCTTCTTGAGGGCTGAACGCTTGCCCAGGGTGCCGCCAGTCATGGTGCTTTTCTTCTTGCCCTTAGAACCACCGCCACCGCCAGGGGTTGAGGCAAAACGCCCATTCCCATCGCGCACATAAGAACGCCTGCCCCCACCCTTGGCCACGCTTGACTCAGCTGCTGCCTGAGTTTTCCCGTCAGCTCAGCTCGTCCTCTGGATCCTCTTCCGGGTCATCCCCTGCCAGCTCATTAGGCCCCGGTGTTGGTGGATTGAACAGCCGCTCCTCTTTCTCGGCCTCCTCCTCCAGTTGCTCTGCCTCTTTCACCCCATCCACCCCAGGCCGCAGCATCCCCCGCTTCTGCGCCAGGTGGGTCACGGTCTCACGCATCAGGAGGCCCTTGTCGTAGAGCGTGCCTGCCAGGGTGAGCAGGGCATCGTCCACAGGCTTGTCGGTGACACCCGGCAACAGATCCAGACCGGCACCAGCCTGCGGAAAGTCGCCGGTAAAGGCCCCCCACAGTTGGAACATGCTTTCCCAACAGGAGCTTTTGGCCTCAGCCATCGCCGTGATGTTGGCCTGAATCTGTGCGCTCTCCAGCTCGGCTTGAGTTGCCGTGCGCTCCCCACCGCCTGAGAACAGGAAGCTAAGGGTGGAGCGATCAATCAGCTTTTCGATCCCCTCCAGGTGCGCCAGGTGCTTGTCCAGGCTGCTGCCCGTGGGCTCCGCGAAGGTGAGCGAGCCGTTGGGGTCTTTGATCTCCACCAGGCTGTTTGGGCCAAGCGTCAGGGGCTGTCCTGGGGCCCTCCCAGCATCCTTAAGCACGGTCACCGGCAAGGCGCAACGGTGGAGCAATTCCTTCAGATCGGAGTATTCGCGGAACCAATCCAAGGTGAGATTGGCGAGACTCAGCAAGGGCAGCCCACCTTCCCCGAACCCATCCCGCGTCGCTGAGTACCAAACCACAGGGGGAGAGGCCAGGGGCTGGCCATCAGCACCAAGGAACTGGCCCTCTTCCACCAGGCTGACTGAGTAGCTGGCGGTCTTGCCCCTGCTGCCGTCCCCCTCGATCTTCATCAACATCCACTCCCCGCCCTTCATCACCCGATAGCGCGGCTCCAGCTTTGACCCGAAGTCGCCATCTTCCACCTCATGCCACTCCAGAACTGTCACCAGGGTGGGCACCTTGCGCCGGCCCACCTTTTCCAACTTCCAGTTCAGAACGTTGCGCCGCTCAGCCACGGAGAACACAGGCCGGCGGCCTTGGGCCCGCTCCTCTGCCCTGCTCTCAGGGCTCCCCTGCGGCATGTCCACCATCAGCAGGCAGCCGCCGTCCCTCAGGGCCAGCGCATCAGCAGCCATGCCCCAGGCCTTCAGGCTGTTGCCCTCCCCGTCGATGTCATTGGAGCCATCCAGCAGGCCCTTCTGCACCCCTCGCAGCTCATAACGTGAAAGCACCCCGGCGAAGGCGTGGATACCATCGCGATAGAAGGAGGGGTAGGACGAACGCCTGACCCGCGAGGCATAGGCATTCCCTGGCTCTCCCTCTTCCTTTGGCAGGTGGCGCTTTTTTGCATCCCCACGCAACAGCTCCCAGCAGTCCGCAACCAATTCCAGATCAGCCATCACCTCGGCTAGAACCGGATGGCGGAAACTCGGCAAGTCGCCCTTATTTGATGGATGGCTGATTGCCTGATGCCGCACCCTTTCTGCCTATCCCTGCTGTGGGAGTTTTCCCGGTTTTTTTGGGGGTTACTTCCTGGGGCGCTTCGGCAAGTAGGGCAGCTTGTTCCAAAATCTCCTCTGGGCTCTTCTCTGCTAGCTGCAGGTCAGGCTGCCCCCCAAGCTGCGGGGCTGGCCAGGCATCACCTAGGCGGATGATCCCCCGCGCCTTTGCCAGGAACTGCCCATGGGGCAACCTGGCCAGCTGACGTTTCTTGGGCCAATCCCAGTTGGCCTCCAGCGATGCCCGATCATTCCAGCGCATGGAGCTATGCGCCAGATCAGCAATCCTCAAGGCCTCGGCCAGATTGTCATGGGCCTCTAGGTCATCCCATGGGTCGGGGTTGACGTGCTCCCCAACGGCAAAATCCTGATCGTCAGGGTCCAGAACCTGCGTTGCGCCTTGGGCCTGCAGAATGCCCTCCACGTCATCGGAGGAAAGGCTGGTGGCAAGGATCACCTCTTCCAAGGTGCTGCCCTTGGCCGCCATGCGCCGAACAATGGGGGCCTTGTCGCGCCACCTGTCCGGAAACTTCACCCCGCTCGTGTGGCCCCGATCGCGCAACCAGTGGAACATCGCGCCCCGGATGTAGGGCACAACGCAGGTGGAGAGCCGGTAGGGCTCACCCGTGCCTGGATTGATCCGCTCGGGGTCGTAGATACGGCACCCCTTGAGCAGGCCCTGGGCGGCCACCAGGTAGAGGTCATCAAATGGCATCCGCGTGGTCCTGGCCAGCCTGGAGGCCATGGAGCGGGCTAGCTGGAGGTTCTCTGCCGCGAGCTGCTCAGACCATGCCGTAGGTGCAGGGAAGCTGCCCAGGCGCTCCTGATCAGGACAGGGATCAGCCTGGGGTCGAACCCTGGTGCTCCTGGCCCTGGTGGCTGTCACCTGCGAATCTGCCCATTCTTTAGTGCCATGATCGCAGATTCACCCCATCCCTGTTGTCTTAACAGGTCAGCATCAACAGGTGGTGGGCTCGTGCCGTGGCCCCAGGAGACGGTGGAGAAGCTCATGGGTCCAGAGGCGTTGACATAACAAACGGCTTGCGTCACTGAGTCGGCAAGATCGTCGTAGCCATCCTCCCTGACACCAAGGGATAGCAACTGCTCCTCAAGGATCCTCAGCCGTGGGTGATCACCAGCAGGGTGCAACACCAGGCCCTGCTCATAGCTTGGTGCTGCTGCGTTACCCCTGGCCACCTTCCCGCCAAGGGGATTACAGGCATGGATGCTGTAGCCCACGGCCTCGCGCTTGAGCTGGTCAATGATGGCGCTGCCATTGGCCTTGTCTTCCACCAGTAGCTCCCCATACCTCCATCGCTGCCAGAGGCTGCGGATCAGGGCGACGGTATCAACAAAGCCGATCTTCTGATTCTCGATGGCCAGCAAATACATCTTGCCGCCAGTGCAGGCCCAAACCGTGATGCCCACGAAATCATTTGCGGCGCCATCTTTGAAGTTGGCATCCACGCTGGCGATGACACGCACACCCGAGGGGGTGGCCATGGGTTCGTAGTAGTTGAACCACTCGCGGCGGAAGATCGCTCGGCCCTTGAGATCAACAATCTCGGCCCCGTACTCCTGGCGGAAGAGATCAGGCCCCAGCGTGCGCCGCGCTGCTTCGATCTCAGAATCAGCAACCCTTCCACCTTCTGCCGTGGTGAAGCGGAATCCGCTCCCCTCGGGATCCACACCGCTCTCAGCGTCCCTCAGGGCATCAGAGAACCAGTTCTCACCGGCAGGGGTGGTGATGAACCAGGCGGGGCCCTGCTGATCAGATAGGGCAGGCCTGAGCACCATCGTCCAGGCGTCCTGGCGCACATAGGCGGCCTCGTCAATCACGCACCCTGAGAGGCTCACCCCCCGCAACCTATCGGGATCCTCAGCACCCTTCAGGTAGATCCTGGCGCCATTGATCAGCTCGATGCTCAGCTCCTGCTCATTCTTTGATGTCAGGGCCTCAGGGGGAACCATGCGCTTGAGGTCCACCCATGCGATCTGCTTGGCCATCCGATAGGTGGCCGTGACGTAATAGAAGAGCCCATTGGGCGAGCAAGCGGCCCAGCTGTTGAGCCGAGTGAGGGCTAGGTAGGTCTTGCCGAAGCGCCGGCCGGCCATCAGATACTTGAACCTGGCAGCATCGCCGTAGACCTGCCGCTGAGGCTCGCTGAGCTTGTCGTAGAGGGTCTCAGCCCAAAGGTTCAGATCAAACCCCACGGGCTTGGTGCTCTCTGCCCTCTCCCGCTCCTCAAGCGCCGCTAACACAGGGTGCTTCCCCTGAGAGTGCGACGTGATGGAGCTGAGGATGTGGGGCATACCCCCTAGAGCTTAGAAATAGAAATGATACTTACAAACTTTGGATCAAAGAACTCCAGAGAATTTCTCAACGCAATAACATTTGCCAGGTCTATCCTGACCCGATCCAGCCATCCTTCTGTTGTGGGGTCTGTTAGCTCCATGAGAAAGTCTGAATATCCTGTGATTTTTGTGTCTGTATTCACAAAGCAGGAAACGTGGTAGAGGTTTTTCATACCCTTGCCAAAGTCACACCAGCTACCTGGTTCTGATATTTCCCATCCCCATAAGGCGTTTCGCAGGGATTGCCACGGAAGAACAGGGCTTGGCAGATCCCTTCCTTAGCGTAGATCTTGCAATCTGCGCCGGATGAATTGCTGATTTCAAGGGTTAGATAGCCTTGCCACCCACTTTCACCTGGCGTAGTGTTGACGATGATTCCACACCTTGCGAATGTCGATTTCCCAATAAAGAAAGCCGTAACATCTGGAGGAAGTTTCAAATACTCTTCAACAACACCTAGCGCATAGGTGTGAGCAGGGAGGATGAAGTAGGAACCCGTTTCGTCAGTGCAGAGCGGGGCTGGGGCAAGGCAGCGGGCATCAAAGGCCTTGGGGTCAACGATCAGGCCAGGGACATGGCGAAAGATCCTGAAGTCCTTCAGGGAAAGCCGCAGGTCGTAGCCGTAAGAGCTGCTGCCATAGCTGATCACCGGCAGCTCCCTAGGGCCCGCCATCAGGACTTTGCGCACCTTTGTGGGCGTGTAGGGGGCGATCATGCCCGCCTCAGCGAGGCCCCTGATCTCAGCGTCATTCAGCAGCATCGGTGCTCTCCTGTGGGGTGGTTGTGGTGTTGACGAGGCCTGTGTAGAGGCAGTGCAGGGGATGATCCTTCGCATCCCTCCCATCGGCCAGGTAGAGGGCCTCTAGGTGGTCCTGGCGGGCCTGTTGTTCTGTGGGGTTGATGTTGTAGGTCATGGCACCATCGCCCTGATCTTGACGAGAACCGGGCTTGAAATACTGCCAAAGATGCCTGGCCGGTCGTAGTCGATCCCGTCAACCACTAGATCAGTAAGCCGCTCAAAGTTTTGGATGGCTTCAATGATTGCAAGCTCAGCATCTTTTTTGTGACCCATGATCTCATTGATGGTGGTGTCGCTGCTCATGGCGCTGGGAATGGGGGCAGAGGAGTAGTTGGGGGTGTCGTTGGTCATCGCTTTCCAGGGAAAATGCCAGTGCTTGACATGGGGGAAGTCGCGGTTCAGTTCTGCGACCACTTGGGCGTAGGTCATCGGCCTTGCAGGGATCCACCAGTGGCGAAGATTGGGATAACGGCGGTTCAGCTCGTCAACGGTTTCAGCGGGATCACTGACGGGCACCGAGCCCCCGCCCTCTAAGCCCGTGACCGTGCTCCGCCAGCGGATGTAGCCGAGTTTGGTGTTCATGGCCTCCACAACCTCGGCCGTTGCCCTGTCGCCAGACTGCGGCGCCTCCTGCTGTTGACCAGTCGATCGGCAGGGCTATCTATGACCTGCTCCTGATGACGTGCTAGCCGGCGAAGCTCGCGGTGGGCTCTGGCCTTGAGGCGTGGTGGGATCTGCGAGGGGAGGGCCTCCACCCATTCGCCATCGGCCCATTCCGCCTGATGATCCATGGCGATGACGCCCAGGTCGTAGTGGCGGAAGACGGCACGGCAGGGCTCACCCCGCCAGAGGTGAACGACCCAGCGTTGATCGGCTTGCCGGCGGATGCCAGGGATGGCAATCATCAGATCCGGGTGGGCTGTTGCTGCTGTCATGTGGTGGGGTGGTAGATGATTCGGCCCTGGTGGTGGGCAACCTCCTGCAGGCCCGCCCAGATACAGGCCTCATGGCCTGGAGGGCAGACCAGGAACTGTTGCCCCTTGGGGCCTGTGCGTGTTTCCAGGGGCCGCAGGAGGCCCCAACCTGGAATCTTGTGAGTCATCAGTGCTGATCATGACAGGGGCTGGACGAGGCGACGCTAGGGCTGTTTTCCGAGGGCAATGGGGCAGCGAACAGCACTGAGGCTGTGCGGCCTGATCGGGTAAGGCGGCGGATCTCCTTCCCTGTGGTCAGATCCATCCGCCTCTCTAGTTTGCCCATCAGCACCAGCTCGCGGCACCTTGCGGAGGCGGTCTGGTGACGCATGGACAGGGCCAGCTCAACTTCATCACAGGTGGCGCCGTGGGGCCTGGCGGAGACGCAATCGAGGACATCCCGCCTGAGGCCACTGATGCTTTTTTCCATGCTGTCGGCTGCCAGCTCAGAGGTGTGGCTGCCTTTGGCGTGGGGGATGGTGCCGTTGTATAGGAAGGTGTCTAGGAAGGTGTCTAGGTCTTGGGTTGGGGTGATCATTCGCCCCTCTCTGCGCGGTCGGCTTCGGCGGTGAGCAGCACATGCCAAGCGCCGCCCTCGGGTAGCTGGCCTTTGAGCCAGTCGCGCACGGCGAGGATCTCGGCGGCGGTGCCAATGGCGATGGTCTGCATGTCACTGGCTGTTGAACCAGTGGCCTCGGCATAGGCGTCAATCATTTCCCGCCACAGCGGCGGGCGGTTGGGGGTGTCAGTCATCGAGGGTCTGCAGGGCGCGGCGGATGGTGTCGGTGTTGCATTCAAGGGCGCCTTGTTGGTCCAAGGCCCGCAACTGCTCCAAGGCCTGCTCTTTCAAGGTCGGGGGCTTGGGGCGGCGGCGCTCGTAAAGGGGCCGGGCAATGCTCGGAATGCCGCCGCTTTTAAGCCAAGCAAGACATGCCTCAAGCTCCTGATCGGCGCCCCATTGAGCGGCCCGGGTGGCAATGTGCATGTGCACTAGCCCCATCGCTTCGTGTGGAAAGTGAAAATCATTTAGCCACTTCCGAATCAGCTCAGGCGGTGGGGTGATTGGGTGGTCAGTCATGGTGTCTCGTCTGGGATGGTTTCTAGGGCACTGCGGAGCAAGTCAATGTTGGGTAGGCAACCAGCTTCCAAATGGTGGAGAGATTCAAGCGCCTGCTCCTTGAGGCTCGGCGGCGGGGTGGGGGCCTCCAGGGCGTCGGCTAGTTCTTCGAGGGTGCGGGCAGGCACGCCGTACCAGGATTCCTCGTCGGCATAGCCGGCCTCGGTGTCAGCCAGGTGGCGCAGTACAGCGGCGATGCCATGGCGAATGCTGAAGCCACCGGCAAAAAGGGGGGCTCCCTCCTCAAACTCATCCACCAGGCGCTGGGCGCGGGATTGGCTGCTCATAGGTGGCCCTCCAGCTCGGTGGCGATGGCGAGGAGTTTCTCTACGCGAACCCCTGAGACCTTGCCCTCGTGTGGGTCGTAAAGGTTTTCGCTCTGATCCGCAGCAGCACGAAGGGCGGCGGCAATGAGATGTTGCGTGTCGCAGTCGGGCTCGGTGTTGGCGCAGACGACATCCAGCGCCGCCTGAGCAGCGGGGGAGAGGGGCTGGCTCATGGCTGCACCTCCCCCTGGGGCATGGGCAGGGGCAGGGCGTGCCACTTGGGTTTGCTGCTTCCTCCGGCACGGGCGTTTGCTGTGCCCTCGCACGCTAGTAACCAAGTCCAAAGCTTCTGGATCTCAGCCTGCTGCAGCTGGAGCAGCTCGGCGGCGCGGTGGCATTTGGCACCTTCGGAGTATTCGCTAAGATCCCTCCATTCTTTGGCGTCTGCGTACAACTCCGCCACCAACTCCGCCACCTCCCCCTCGGCTGGGGGCTGGGGTGCGCGGCGACTGCGGTCGAGGGCGATGGCGGCGCGGGCGTAATCGCGCACCCACGCCCAGTCACCGGCTTCCCCCGTGTGTTCGTCATACATCTCCCACAACTCCTCATCGCTCAGCCCCCCCTCGGCTGGGGGCTGCTCCAGCGCGGCGCGAATAGGGTCACTCATGGCTGCACCTCCTCAGAGAGTAAACCGCGAAGGTGCTCCATTGCTCCGTCAATATCGCAATCGGCGTCCCATAGCTGAAGGATCTCCGTGCAGTGTTTTCTTAGTGGGTCAGGCTTGGCGAGGGCAGCCTGAGCAGCAGCCATAGCATCCCGCCATGCCCGCCTCCAGTCTGGTGACTGACAAGCACAGCCATCCAGAAAAACCAACCGCTCTAAAACAGCGCGATATGAATCACTCACAACACCACCCCATCCTCTTCGGCGTTATAAAAAGCCGCCGCAACATGTGAACACTTATCAACTAGCTTGACAGCCGCTGCGTACTGCTTAGGCGAAAACGGCGACTTTTCGCGGGGCCAGAATCCATGGAGCTGTACAAAGGCCTCTTCCAGGTTCTCAAGGGCCTTTTCAAAATCAAAGGGATCTGCCGGCGGATCGCTGGCAATCTGGACAGGGACAGCCACCAAGGCGGCGGATTGGGTAGCCATAGGGCTTGCTGGTTCAACCCCCATATCCTACCCCATTAGATCCGTATCAGGATCAGGGTTTGCTACCTCTTCCCGCATCGTTGGCTTTTTGTTACGCCAGGCCCGAAGCCGCACTGGCAAGACGTACTCAGGCTCCTGGGCAGTCCAGAAGACCTCAAAGCAGGCCTTGCAGCGCCTGACCCGGACCCGCACCCCGTTGGGATCTAGGCCGGTCTCACAGCACTGAGAAGCAGGGCCCCGGCAAAAGGGGCAGTTAATCGCGTCGGTCTTCAAGCCTGACCGTCCTTCTCAGGCTCGCGCAGGCTGGGGTTATAGGTGGCGTACCCCTTCTCGTAACCCAACTTCACAGCAGGGCCTAGGCCCATCACGGCCATGGCTGTATTCCACCGCTCTGCTGTCCATCCGCCTGTACCGGCAATCGTCAGGCCAATGATCACGGGCATCAGCAGCTCGGCCCAGGCCCTGGCTTCAGTCACGATCGGGATAGGGGTTGGTGGTGAGCAGCTTAGCGGCTTGGGGGTGCAGCTCACGCTTAATCAGCTCCCTGGCCCAGATCGCCATGGGGATGTCAATTTGATCGCAGTGAGCACGCATCTCCTCGTAAAGGTCTGCCTTGATGGAGACCTGCAGGAGGCGGCGGGGTGGCTTGGGTGTGGCGGTGGTCATGATTCTTTGGTGAGGCGTTCAGTAAGGGCGGCCACCAGTTCGGCGGCTTTGTTGGCGCCAAGAGTGGCGATGATTCGATCTGCCATTCCATCAACAGAGCCGATCCAGATGGATTTCGGGCGAACCTCCTTGAGTCCTGCCCGAATCAGGGCCCGATTGACGGAGACCTCTCCGCGCACGGCGGCACCGTAGGCATCTTCCGCTTTCTGCTGTTCAACGCCACGATCCGCGCAGGCCCCTGCGTCGGTGGCGTACTTACGGAGGCGACGAAGACCAGCTTCGCGGGAGGTGCCGGTGGGTGCCTGATAGGAACCTTGTATATTATCCAAGGTTCCTCCCTTAGTGCACTGGCCCTTGGTGTGCTGGTTTTCGCCGGTTGGATTGCCAGGCTCACGCTTCAGCCGAGCCGTCACCACGTCAATCACCGCATTCCAGCGGTTGTCACCGGTGGCTGCTTTGTTCACCTCGGCCATGCTGACCAGCGTGGGGCGCAGGGCGATCAACTCTGGCAATGGCAGGTGGCTCGCAAGTTGCTTGGCGCACTCGGCAGCGCTGTCGCTGTCTAAGGGGCGGCCAATGAAGTCAGCCAGTTTTGACAGCCTGGTGCCAAGGCCACCACGGGCCGGCGATGCTTCCACCCAGGACGGCAGATCGGGGAATGATGCGACGGAATGCGCCCCTGTCTCTGGATCAGTGAACTCAACCGACTCCCATCCACTGGCGCCAATGAAGGCCGACAAAGCAGAGGGCAGGCGGAAGGTTTCACCGGTGCGGATCATCTTCTGCATTCCGCAGACCGCTGCGCCATTCAGGCGGGCAAGATCAGACAACTGCATCGGCCTTGCTCTTGGTGAGGGATGCAATCTCCTGATCAAGCCATTCGAGCTTGGAGCGCAGCTCTCCGATGGTCATATCTGAATTGCGCTTGCCCGATCGCCGGATCCACCGCTTGTGGATGTCAGAAAAGATGGTCTGACGGCGTGTGTCCTCATCGCTCCATCCTTCTGAGCGTGCGATCAGAACACCAAGCCGGCTAACCTTTTTATTGACCTTGACCTTTAAGGTTTCCATCTTTTCGTCCAAGGTCATTTGCTCGTAATCATTGACCGGAACATCAGCCACATCAGCATCTTTCGTTGCTTCCTTGCTTGCCGCATTCCCATTCCTGGCAACCTCTTGCGCCCTGGTGAAGTCTTCCTGGCTCATGCCACGGAGGAACGTGATCAATTGAGTTACCTCAATACCAAGCGACTCCGCCATGGCGTGAAGTTCCTCCATCGTCATTCGATCCCAGAATTCACCCCTGAGAATGTGATCACAGGCCTCGGCGCCAGCGCCAAGAAACTCATAGTCATCGCCTGGCGGTGGAGGCGGCGGTGGTTCTCCGTCCGGAAAGTAGGGGCAATCTCGTGTTGCAATGCAGCCATCACAGCCAAAAGATGGGCTGATGGCGTTGCAGATGTTGCATGTCACTAGCGGGCCGATCACCAGCTCAACGTCTTGCTCAATTTCCTTGGCATACCTGACCAGATCAGTTGGGCAGTCCCGATCGAGAGAGTCGCTCCCTTCGCGAGGCATGAACATGTGAGCGGTCTGATGCTTCGGGGTCAGCACTTGGCCGCCGGCCTCTAGGTGCTCCCATCGAATGATTCGCCCCAGGATCTGAATGAACAGCAGGCGTGTTTTCTTGTTTGTGAGCCAGACGCAGACCCGCAGGCGCTTGATGTCTACGCCTTCTGAGACCTGCTGCACTGCGATGATCCACCGATGCGGAGAGGTGTGCTTTCGGAATTCCTTGATCTTTCTTGAGCTTGCCTCTCCTTCGGCGTCCCCGTAGACCACAACGGGGTCCTCTCCTAGTTGCCGCAGGGCTTCTGCCGCACGATCGGCCTGGTGCTTAGTCGCGCAGACAATGAGGCCGGCGGCGTGATGGTGCGTTCTTCGGAGGCCATGAAGACAGACGTTGGCATCATCAATCATCCGGCGGGCTAAGTCGAAGTCTGGGCGAATGGCCGCGTTAAATCGAAGCCGGCGCAGACGTTCCCAAAACTCCTTGCCCCGGTCGTCCTGGTATTCAACCCTTAGGTTGTCGGACAGAAGGTGTCGAAAAATCTCCCCATTGATCGCCACTTCAATTGGAGCAGACGGCGAAGCGTCATACAGCCTGAACTGAGCGACGCGAACGATTCGCTCCTCTGACGGAAGTTTCATGCTGTCAGCAAGAGCCTTGCCATAGTTGTAGCTGTAGTCAGGCAGGAGCTTCAGCTCACCGCTTGGCAGTGTCTTGTATTTGCACCATGGCATGGCATCGCCATCGGAGCGAAACGGCGTGCCGGTGCACTGCAGTTTGTATTTAGCCTTCCCGAGGGCTGCGACAAGGCTTTGCCCCCAGGTGTTACCAGCTCCTTTGTGGTGCATTTCATCAACGACCACAAACACCCGACAGTTGCGCGAAATGATGCTGGCATTGGAGCGATTCTTTACAGAATGAATCGTTATCACCTCACCGCAATAGAGTCGGTCGGGTCCACTGGCGGTAGCGCTGTGGCGCAACTCCAGCCCGTAGAGGGCCTTCGCCTCCCTCGCAACCTGCCCCAACAGCGGCTCGGCTGGAACGACCACCACCACCCAATCAATCAGGCCGAGCTTTTGCAGCATGTTGGCTGCGGCCAGGTAAGCAACGGTCTTGCCGGCTCCAGGTGTGGCGTCAAGGAGAAAGCCGCGATCAGGGTCCGAGGCAAGCTCCTGAAGTTGACCATGAAACCTTTCAAGAAACTCAAGCTGCCATTGGCGAGGCTTGCCAATGACTGGAAAAAACTGTTTGAAGTCCATGTGATTTGACTTGCGAGAGTTGCAGTGTGCGCAGAGCGCCTGAGCATTGCTGAGCTTGGTTTGACCGCCTTTGCTGTGCGGGATGACGTGATCAGCGTGGAAGGTGCGAAAGCTGATGTCCTCGCCGCAGCTTTCGCACTTACCGCCTGAACCGATCCATATCAGCGCTCGCTGCCAAGTGGCAAAGGCGCGACGGTCGTCGTTCATTGCATTATGTTTCCGGCAACCAAAGCCGGGCGATAGGACGTGGGCCCGGCCAATGGCCAGGAGCGGGACCGGGGTAGAGGCCGGTCTTGCTCCGCATGTCTAGAACCTTACAGCACCCACCCCAATCCAGACACGCACCCCCTCACCCATAAACCCTCTTCAGCAGCTCTGAGATACCCGTGGCGTTGCCCCAGTGGGTGGAGGCGTCATTGGCCAGGCCACGCACAGCTTCGCAGTAACGCCAGAAGCATGGCGTCATATCGAGAATCCCCTTGCAATAAAGGTTCGCGGCTGCAATGTCCCCGGCGTCCAAGGCCTTCTGCCTTAGCTCCCAGGACTTCTCCAGATCGGCATGGGCCATCTCGGCTAGCTGCTGAGCCTTGTCAGACAGGGCAAGCATTGCGGTGCCCTTGTCTTTGAAGGCGTCGCGATAGGCGATCATCTGATCCTTGTGGTCTGGCACCGGGTTGGTGCGGATCGTCTCCACCACCTCCGGTTCGATGACCCTGTTCAGGTCAAGCGACTGTGGCGGTGGTGGTGGCTTCTGTACTTTTTGAGGCTTGGGCGGTGGCGGAAGCGCCTTTGATGGAACACCACCAGAGGCGTCCCAAGCTGCAGCACGGTTATTCCAATCAAACTTGTTGGATAAGTATCTAAGACCTTCTGCAGTTACATTTTTTTGTCTAGCCAGCTCAGACAGACTGCGAAATGGCCCTAGCTGAAGGAAGGCCAAAAATTTCTCATAAGGGGCCTTCCTCTCGCTTGGCAACTGGTCCCAGACCTCGGCCACCTATCTAAAAACGTTTGATCTTGACAGGGATGATAGAACCCTCTCGCAAAAAGCAGCCGAAATTTTTGCCAAGGCGAAGCCCCCAGCCGAGACCAGGGGCAAAAAACAAAAAATCAGCCCAGCAACCTAGAGCAGCCAAAGCATGTCAGGCTCGACCCACTGCCGCTCAAGGATTCTCAGCTTGGCCTTGGCGCTGTCCAGGTGGGCGCGGATCTGAGCGGCGGTCTCACGGAGGCGTGGGGTGTCAGCCGCTTGGATGGTGTCGATGACGGTGAACCAGTTGTCCAGATCACCAGGGAGATCCCAGCTGGAAAAATCCGCAATGATCTGCTCAACATCAACAGCCGGAGGCTGGGGGGCGGATAGGGACATTGGTTTGAACTGTGAAGGATCTGACATCTCTGCCAGACCTCCCGATCATATCACTACCAAGAGAACCGGGCCTTCGATACGGTTCTAGAGCGGGCTCACAGCAACCAGCTCACCGCGCCCCCCTTACGGATGTTGGGCCGACCCGGCAGGGAAAGGCTAGGTCAATGATTGCAAACCCTGTCCAGACTTGCGCGAAAAGGGCTAAAGTGCGTATCTGGAGGCCCAACGCAGAAAGCCCCGGCTTTCGCCAGGGCCTCTACGGACCTCCTCCCCGATGCCGCCAAGCGAAGGGAGGGGTCCGAAATAAAGTCACCCCTGAATTTTACATGCAATCACCTAAATCTGTCGCGCCCATCTCCAATGAGTTGGCGGAAAGACTGATCATTGGGCGGCTCCTGGTGGACCCTGAGGCCATCGGAAAAGTGATGCCCACGCTGTTACCTGAGGCCTTCATCGACGAGACCTATCGGGAGATCTATCGCACGGCCCTGATGCTGCAGTGCCAGAACGCAGCCCCCACGGTTGAGGCGGTTTCAGCCTGGCTGATGGCGCTGGACCTGCTCAGCGACGAAATGAAGAGCGTCCTGCAGGACTGCCACAACATCGCCCGCGCACAGTCCGGTGAGATCCTCTTGCCTGCCGTGCGGCTGGTGATGACCAAGTACCTCAGGCGCATCGCAGCTTCCATGGGCGAAAAACTGAGCGAGATGGCCGGCGACTTCTCCCTCCCGGTTGAGGAGCTTGTCAGTCGCGCTACATGGTCGGCAAAGCTGCTGCAAAAGCTGCTCCCTGACTGCACTGAGCACGAGGCTCAAGCCAGCGAGTCCTGAGCGCAAGATCCCATCAAGTACCCATCAAGTAACGACCATGACAACCGAACTGATTGGGCAGAAGCCGACTTTCACGGCCCTCCCTAACTGGCTGAGAGGCAAGGCAACTCCCCTCGAAGGGTGGATCCTCTGGTGCTTGCAGAGCCACTACCCCAACATCCACCCGTCCATGACGCTCCTTGCGCAGGAGGCGTGCATTTCCAGGCGATCGGTCAGCGCGATCCTGGCGGGGATGGAGCGCAAGGGCTGGCTTGTCCGAGAGCGTGCGTTTTCGGAGCGGGGGAGGAGGTTGTCGAACAGGTACAGGCTGACGATCTGGGACCCGCATTGGGCCATTCCTGATAGGGCACCAGATGCCCTAGTGCAGGAGATGCACCATTCGACTAGGGCAGGAGATGCCCTAGGGATAGGGCAGGACGTGCACATGGATAGGGCAGGAGATGCCCTAGGGATAGGGCAGGAGATGCCCATAAAGAAGAACAAGAGAAGTAGATCAAGAGAAGAAGATCAAGAAAAGCAAGTAGAACCCCCCTTACCCCCCAAGGGGCAACGCCGCGCTGAGCGCAACGACACCCACCCGTATCGAGACCGGGATGGCTTCCTGGTGAATCCGGATCACCAACCCCAAGCCACCGAAGCCCAACCGCAGCCCACCCAGCCGGTCAAGCCATGGGAGAGCCCTCAGCAGCCCAAACCCCAAACCCCTCCCGAGCCTCAACCGACCATGGCGACGGTCCCTGTCGATCCACAGCCCAAGTCGCGGAAGGCTGGATTCACGCCAACCGAGGGGGATATTCCGGCGGCGCTGCTGCCGGTGGTTTCTGAACTGCTGGAGTTCTGGGCATCGAAGGGCGGCAAGCGGACAGAGCGTGCATGGACTGCGCAGCTCGGGCAGCTGAACCAGATCCAGGCCGATCCGACAGGAGGCACCGAAGCCGCTCGCGCCCAGCTGGTGGCAGGGGTGCAGGCAGCCACCTTCGGCAAGGCCTGGTGTGCGGTCACATACGCGAACTGGCAGCGCTACGGCCGAAGCAGAACACCTATCGGCGGGACGGGCTTCAACCGGCGCATGACGCAGGACGAGCACGCGGCAGAGGCCTCGGCCTTCATCCGCGAGCGTGACGCAAGGCGAGCCGCTGAAGCAGCAAGGGCAGCGCAAGAGGCGCAGGGCACCCTGATCCTTGCGGAGGTGGTCTGATGATCCATCCCGATGATTTCCAGGTCGCGATGACCGGCCTGCTGCAGATGCTGCCGATGCAGCGCCAACTGACCGGGCCGGCCCTGGTGATGGCCTGGGATTCGTTCCCTCTGGCCGCAAAGTCGGAGCTGAATGATTCGATGCTGGC